TCAAACATCTCATCTGCCTCAGAGTAAATCATTACTTCTTCCATGAACTCAGATAGCAACCCTTCGCCAGCATTCATGAAGGTCAGAGCAGCACTCTGTACGCACTCGTAGGCATCTTGATACCTGTTGCTGATAAGATATTCATTGATAGTGGACAGGAACTCAAACAAGTCGAAACTGTAGTTACGTGTCAGACGTACGCCCCACTCGTATTGAACGCCGTTGTGTCCAAGAAAATCAAACAAGTCCTTGAACTCGTCATCACATTGACACTTGTATCTGCCCTCATGATCGGGCATAACTGGCTTATCCACGAGCGCTCGCAATCTTGTTAGTAAAGTATTCAGGACCTTCCTGACGATACATTGAATTTACATCTTCACCTTCAGGCATGTGAATCACAGTAAGTCCACTAAGTTCTCGAGATAGTGACTTCGCAAATTCGCTTCCAGCGTTGTCTCCATCGGCGAAGAGGAATACGTTGTCAAAGTCAGCCAAGAGCCTAGTGTAATGTTTCTTCCAGTTATTAACCCCTGGAACACCCACGGCAGGAAGATTGCAAACCGTATCCAGCGTGATGGTGTCAATCTCGCCTTCACAGATACAAATGTATGAGGTTGCCCTGAAAAACGCATTGACATTGTATAAGCGTGTCGTAGCTCCACTAAGACCCATGTATCTCGGTTCCTCGTCTGCCAATGCCCGGAACCGTAAGTCAACCACGCCTGACCTTGTGAGGTAGGGGATTGATAAACGTCCCGCATAAGCTTCATGCCCCGTTAATGGATCTAGCACGACGCCCAAGCGAGCCTTCTGTGCTTGCTCTAGAGTTATTCCCCGTCCTGCGAGGTATTCCTCCGCTTCGTGTAGAGCGCTGTGGTAGTACTTCGCCGCTCGCGTTAAGGATTCTCTCTGCAATGCTGAGTGCTTCACGAAACTCTACCCCCTCTTTGTTCATGATGAGTGCGAACCCATCTCCTTTTACCTGACATGCGAAGCAACAGAATACACCTTCATCTGTATTCGCGCTAGCCGAATTGTGCGTATCGTCATGAAACGGACACTTCATTGAGAACCAACCATGTCGTCTCGGTACACGAGCACCATAGTGCTCAAGTATCGGGGCAATTGCTGGCTTTGTATTACTCTTCACCAATAGCCTTCCTAAGTAATTCTACCCATACTGACACAGGCATTGTAGCATACCACTCAGCAGGATTGCCTTTGCCTTTGCGCTTATGTATGACAGCACCAGTCCAGGCTTTAGCATTCTTAGTCTCGACTTCTAATTCTGATAACCACCCAGCAAGATCTAACTTGGCATGGTTCTTAACTTCTATGCAGACACCATTGATGCCTGAGATATCACCCTTATCAAGAGTAGCCCCCGCAAGCCTTCTTTCAGCATACGGGAACCACTCCTGCAGGTACTTAACTAAGTCACGCTCTGCTTGAGAGCCCTTAATCTTTGACCTGCTTGACATTTAGTACCAGCCGTTTCTTTGCCAAAAAGCCCAGGCACGCTCAGGCGTACCGTAGCGATGAACGATGTACTTCAGTCCATTATTCACTTGATATTCAATTGTAGAGTTACGTGGTGTATTTAGTACCTGCGCTATTCCATACGCAGATGAGCTAGGATTATCAGCCTTGTGATTCCAAGCTGACTCCTTGCCCCATAGTTTTGCCAGAGCAGACCATTGACGGTCAGCATCCTTGAACATATTATTCACCTTGTGACGGGCGAACATCTTCGCTTGAGTTTTCTTGTCGATCGGTTTGACTGCGAATAGTTCCACGCAACCAACCCCTAGGTGTGTCGACTTCACTAACCAAGCACCCACACCGTGGGGCAAGGTAGCCACAAAAACTGCAATCGCGGATAGCATTGATACTGTTGTTAGTTTCATTTTTCCTCCGTTGGAGCGGTAGCCTGTGTTCCACAGTCAGCACACTCCATATCTAAGAAATACATCCCTATCGTACCATCCTCATCGAATGTTACTTTAAGGTTCCATAAGAAACTACCACACACACATACCGTAGTTGGTTCACCACGGATATCCATCGCCCGAGTGTAGTCAGGACGTAACTCGGTTATGTCTTTCACTTGGTCTGCGTAACTATCTGTATCGGCGGACAAGTGTTGATGTCAAGCTTACAGGAGATAGCAAGGGCTTTCTTCGCTATCAAAGTAGCGGCTTGAACTGACTTGATCTTCTTGGTATCCACCGAGTGGAGATACCCAAGAGCGAACGAGCCACCAGAACCAGCAGCATAATAACCTGATTCTGTACATAAGAATGACATATCATCACCTACTGAGAACAATTTACCATTGAATCCCAACAGGTATTGGAATGATATTTCTTTCTTATCTTCCGCTTCTAAGTCAAAGCCATTCACCTTAAAGGCTTCAAGCATAGAGGGAATAATATTTTTGCCCATGAACTGTATCTCATCGCCCTGCTTGTAGACAGGTGGGTTCCAGTTGTATGTAAGGATATCTCCAGGGCGGGCATCGCCTGAGATACCTAAAATATATTTACCAAGTCGTATGATCTTGGGTGTCTTAGGAGAGATAATGCGCTGGTTCTCTTCGGTTATTTGTGAATCGGCTGCCATGACCATAAAGTCTTTGCCTTGTATTCCGACTATTGTTGTCACCAGCGCACTCCCTATACTCTCTCTACGTCCGATACGTTCATAACTTCAGGGTTAAATTGGAGCCAAAAGGCATCTTCCCCTGATGCATTAGCCTTTCCATAGCGGTTCTTTACAGGCGCTACGGCCAAGAATCCTGGAGCGTTTGAACCCACAGTCAGAATCAAAGCTGGAAGCTGAGCAACCATTCCCTGCAGAGCAGAGCGTGGCTGGCACGGATTTCCAGGATAAGACTCTTTCGTGTGGTGTAGCACTAGCACCGCAGCATTGGTGTCACGGGCTAGATATTTGAGTTCCTTGATAGTAGAACGCATGCCAGCAAACTCTTCTCCTGAATCGTTGGCAACATCCATCAAGTTATCGACAACGATGAGTGTAGGAGAGCATCCCCATAACTCCTCGAATGCCAATACTTCGTTATCTAAATCAGCCAAAGTAGGGGCTGAATCAAAGGACCAAAAGATATGTCCTGATTGTTCGTTGATAATCTTTCGTGAGTTATCGACATCTTCAATGAGCATCTGTTCTGCTTCAGTCTGATTACGTCCAGTAATCATAGACAGCAGACGCATAGCCATTGTGTGAGCATTAGTATCCGCGCTAACGTATAGCGTTGGGACTTTTGATCTCAACGCTATCGCTAGTGCAAGAGTTGATTTACCAACACCAGGAGTGCCAGCAATCATGGAGACTTCTGCTCGGCGTATGACTACCTTGTTAGTATCAAAGGTACGGAAAACCGTAGGTAACGGCTCACCGCCAATATCTTTGCTACCAACAGCACGAGCAAGTGTTCTCATAGTTTAGAACGAACTCCATTCAGGGTCGTTTCTGCGAATCCATTGTGGGTCGCATTGATCAGGTGTTCCCTTAGGGGAAGGACACATGTATGCCTTCCAAGGTCCCTTAGCACCTGTTCCAGTACGGGCCTGCATTGGGCCATGCTTACACGCTCTACCAACAGGTGCGGTAGATGGTGTGAAGGTTTGAGTAGGAGCAGGAGTTACGCCTAGTGGTGCTAGGTTTGCTACTGCTTGTGCGATGCTTGTAGGAGCACCAACCAGCGAGGTAGCCATTGTGGTGAGCAGTCCTTCTGCATCCACGCTACCGAGTGCTGAATCAAGGTTAGCCTTGAACTCAGCATAGTTATCTCCGCCTATGACGAAGATGCGACCATCAGGAAGTTTGCTACTTACCTGATATTTCGATACGGTCATTTGCCGTCCTTTCTTGTTTGGTTACCATTAAGCCATTTACAGTGAGAGATTAGTCCACATCTGCCACAACTATTCAGGTTAGGCAAGAATATGTCAGACTTCCTAGCCTTGTCAAAACCAAGGAACATCTCCTCAATGCGTTCAGGACTGAGGTGTTCTATGTTCCACAATGATATGTGACCAGTGCGTGCATCCCAAAAACCTGCCTTGTCGACAGAAACACCTTGCTTGTCTAGAGCCCATGCATAGACAGCAAGTTGCAATGGATGCCTCTGAGATGACGCACCAGTCTTGATGTCGACGAGCACACGATTCCCGTCGAAATCAGTGAGCACGCGATCGATGGCAAGCTTGACAGTAGTCTCGCCAACAGGTATCTCGTACTCTTTCTCGATAAAATCTTCGTATACAGACCAGCCCTTAGATGGGTGCATAAAGTCAACCCAACGGTCAAGCATCCACATACCTTCACCATACCACCAAGAGATATCTTCTCTACCGCGGTACTCCCAGGTATTCATGTCACCATGGAGTGCTTCGTCTTCTTTGATTTGGTTATGCCAAACTTCATTCCATAGTTCATCTATGTTGTTGGTGTTACCGAAATCGGTCTTGTCATAGCGTTCGGTAGCAGTATGTACAGCAGTACCACCTGTGAACCACACAGCGTGCTTCTCAGGAACCTGCTCTACTTTTGTTAGGTAGTATTTCCATCCACATTCCTGCCAAGTATTGAAGGAGGAATAGGAGATATGTTTAGGTAATTTGCTCATTCCTCAAACATATCACAGTCATCACAGAGTTCGCAATCTGAATCACAATCTATGTCGCACTCTTCCCAGCCCAGCCACTCCCCTTGAAGTGGATCGGATTTGCCGAAAATATTTTGAATAAAACGTTGCCACAATGACCGCATCGTATCTCCTCTTTGTAATCTATCGGAAGATTAATCTCTTGGTTATCGCCACACGAGCGACATTCATAATCATACGTCGGCACTACGTGCCTCCTTCCCAATATGCCCGAGCCCCAGATTCTAAGAAATGCCCCCCCTCCCCCCATAAATTTTTATGGTGAGTCAGGGAGGCTGGTTGGTTCAGGCTTATGCCGTCGCCCCTTCATCTGAAGTTTCTGCCCCACGGTTTCCCGCAGGTGAAAGATAACACAAGATTCAGGGTCCGCAAATGCAAAAAAGACCCCCCAGAATCAGAGTCAACCTATGTAAGTTGACCCCGACTTGGGGGGTTTTCAATGCCTGGGGGTATAGTTATCTACCCCTGATGGCTAAAAGTGCCGCAACTCGCCTTAAAACACCCCTTTAAGGGGCATCCTGTGGGCTAGCGTGCGTTCTTTCCAAACTCAGTGGCGGAAGGATCCAACCACTTCAATACTGGACCGAGGAAGCCAGCAAGGGCAGCTGCTCCAAGGGTCTTGAAATCAGTCTCGCCTGCAAGGTAGAGAGCGATAGCAGCAGAAGCTGCAGCACGGAACCAGGAGAGCGATGCTTGCTTGAGTTGTTCCATTATTTTCCTTTCGGGTTGTGGAGTTTGCAACATGTACAAACCTCAGGTTTAACAGGAAGTGGGATCTTCTTAGTAGCCTGTGGCTGTAACGCTGCTTTGACTTGATTAAGAACTTTAGGTTGATTCATCCACCAGAACCAAGGGCTAGTGTCATTAGCCATATCAGGGTTGATAGAAACATGAAGATGCTTATTGTGAGGGTTGCTGCCAGTATAAGGACGATTACCAGACTTAGCTTTATCCCTTGACCAAATCTTACCTTTGAAAATAAGATACTTAACTCGTTTATCTTCTTTAAGTTTTTCAAAAATAACAGCACAGTCTACCCCATTTTCAGGGTCATTGGTTAGATCTACGGCCAGCCCAGTATTGTGGTCCGAATTGGGGCTCATACGTAGGTGGGCTTGCGATGGCAAAAGTCCGTCTGACAGTTTCTTTCGCTTCGGCCACAATGCTGTCGCTTGTCTCAGAACAGCAATAGCTGCAGGGCTTGCTGACTTTACTACTTTCGGTTTCATTGTCCCTCATTTCTTTAAGACCTCCTTGACCAGATCAGTCAGGAAGTCAACTTTCTCTTCTAAGCTGTTTACTTTGTCTTTAAGACTTGAGCCACCATTAGGCTTGAGTTCAGCTAGGTAATGCTTAACAAGCCAGCGCACGATTCCGGCAAAGGATGCTGCGATTGAGATTATTGCTACGACCAGCGCAGCCCAGTCAACGGCGCTCACTATAAGACCGTTCTAACTGTGATGCTGAGCAATCCTCCAAACCCGTCAAAACGCTTTGATGGAGGTGTCACACGGGTAAAGTTAATACGTTCAATCAAGGCTTGTACTCGCTCTCCTGTAGTGAAGTCCTGTACGTTGATAATGTCGCCAGCAGCTTCGATATCTTCTAGTAGTTGAATACGCTCCCTTGCTGGAAGAGCTTTAGATTGGTAGCCCTTGAATATAGGACCCAGGCTGGTATTGCTTGCGCTACGTGAGAGCGTAAACTTGTAGGAGATAAACTCTTGTGGGCCTACAGGACTGCCCGTAGCAGCCTCAGGAGTGCCTACAGAGGCATTATAGGAGATGACTGTATAAGTATTTCCAGAAGAATCTACAGTTTGGATATCAATAGCACCATAAGTGACATCGCCACGACCACGAAGGAACTTATAGTTCTTAGGTTCTAGAGTTCCGTAACGGATAGCACCTGTTTGGATGTACCCAGTAGAACGCAACTGACTTGGATTCTCACGATAGACGTGACCATTCGTTGTATTATATGCTGTAGAAAAAGCTAGAGTATTGCTTACACCAAAGAAGGCACAGCTAGTTGTTACATGGGCAGCAGTCTGTGTGTACTGTAAATCATTAGCGTAGGCAAAACGAAGGTTTTCTCCTTCAATAGTATGACCTAAGTCAATACGAATTAAGCCAGCATCAAGACTGCCGATACCTGAAGCGCACCATACGAATCTATCGCGAGCGCAGAAATCATAGACAGGTTGAGATGATTCAAAAATAAGAGGGCCATAGTTGATAGAACCGTCCTGGTCATTAACTACAGCAACACGAGCACCTTTGCTTGTGCCAAGCATCATATAGCCAAGGTAGTAGTAGATCCTGTAGCAAATCTCTCCAGGTGGTAACTCTGCTGCTACGGATGCCTGTGTAAGGGTTGGCATAGCACCGCTAGCATTAAGGGTAAACTTCTGGATAGTTGAATAGATGCCGGAATTTCCAGAAATGTAGATTGCAGGACCTGATGCAGTAATGCTTGTGGCAATCCAGTTTGTGTTGGGATTGGTATACAAGGCGGTAGGGAAGGTAGTTGCGTTAGGCGCAATTTCATAGGTTACGTTGTTAATGACAGCAACGATACGATCTTTGACAAATTCCATACAAGCTGTCTGTACTGTAACTGTTGAGGATGAAAACATCAAGATATCGCCAGCGCCAGATGCACCGCTGAGAAGTTTCTTCCAAAAACGAAGCTTTCCAGCACCGCCACCACTATCATTGGTTACCCAATAGGCATATACACCATCATCGCAGATAGCATAAACTTTATCATTGACACCAGAATTATAGTCAATAAAATGTACAACTGTTCCATCAGGCAGGACTTTATCTACATCGTATTCATCATGAAGCAGAATAGCATCGGTATTGTTGTATCGAATAGACCTTACATGTTGCTGTGGGTCTTGATTAGAAGTGATAGTCCCAGTAGTAATATGGTTCTCTATAACGCTATTAAGTAGTGTTACCTGTCCCTTGTTCCAAACGTTTACGCCTTGGCTATCAAAGAATCTATAACCTGTTGATTCACCAGATGATGGGTCATAGAACTTAATCCCAGTTCCACCATGGAAGGATGACTGGCTACGAATCCACCACCCTGTAAGAGACTGCTCACCAGGTTCACGAGAGTTATCAAACTGATCCTTACGATAAGGGGCAGTCTCTCTTTGGTATGGGTTAGAGTCAGTAGGAGCCAAGATGAATGGGATTCCACCTACGGCTATGTCATAGTCCTCAGCACTGTTGGTCCATAGACCAGAAGATGCTGGATTACCGACATTAAGGGGGATGTTCTCGGTAATATCAGGTGTATATGTCACCTTAGCTCCTTAAACTTATGAAAGTAGTAGTTTTGCTTCGTCTTCTGTAATGCCTAGTTTTGCTAACAAGGCTTGGCGCTTTGCCTGAACTTCTGCATATTTTAATTCTTCTAATTGTATCTGTGCTATATTTGCTTCAATAACTGAAACTTCTTCAGCGCTTAAAGGAATAATCATTTCTTCATTTGTAACAGTATTGATTATTTTATGCGTATACATTAAACTCCTCCGTAAACATAAACTGTTCCAGCATCAAAATTTCCAGTAGAAGAATTAAAAGATATAGAAGTAACTGCTGAAGTACCTGAATAAAAACCTTGTTGATTGATAACTTCAGCATTATTTCCACCGTCACGATTTCCGCCGCCTAATGCCGTGTAGATTTTGTAACTTGTAGAATCGGCATTATAAACGGCAACGCTTCCCCACATTTGGGAACTTGCTGCCGTGCTCATTCGTGCGCCGCGAATTTCGGTAAATCCTGCGACATACCACGGCTGGCTCGTGTTATCAGATTGTAAAGGGTCGTAAATGCGACCGTAATTTCCCGCGGCTTCGTAATTTGCACCGCTATCATCGTTTAAGCGAATTTGAAAGAAACTGCTTGCATTAGCCGAACTAACTTCTCTATACAAAATAAAAAGTTGTTTTTGCGCGCTAAATGAGATTGTTGTTTTAGCAGAACCAGAAAGAGTTGTTCCTCCGCTTTTTAATAAACTCCAAGTTAAAGCACCGCCAGAAGGTGCAGCCCACTTAAGACCAGTAGCCGTACTTGAATCGGCTGTGAGGATTGTGTTGTTCGCACCTACTGCTAGACGGCTGTAAGCATTGTCCGCAGTACCAACAATTAGGTCACCTTTAGCGTCAATAGTAGATTGATTTACATAATCGGTATCATGGCTATGAGGACCTACTCCGATAGGAATCCAGGTGTCTGTTCCTTGATCATATACATAACCTGGTCTTGATGTTGTTCCTACTGTGGGCATTAGTTACCTACCAATCCAAGTGCTTTTAAGTCATCTGATGTAAGTCCAAGTGCCGCTAATTTTGCTTCGGCTGCTGCTTTCTTGGCTTCTTTTTCCGCTATGTCACTTTCTAATTTTGCTTTGTAATCAATCAATGCTTGAGCGATTTCTTGCTCTGTCGGTTGAGTTTGTTTTTCATCAAGCCATTCAATTTGCATATCTCTGATTGCAAATTCAGCGTTTGGTCTAATAAGTAATATTGCTTGGACTAAATCATATTGTGTATTCATTTATGCCCCTATTTCCATTAGGACTATATTAGAAGGTCTATTGCTATCAGCCTGTGCGACAGCAAGACCACCTGCTAAATAATTTTTAAATTGAGTTTTATAAGTAGTTGCGGAAGTTGTATTAGGTGAATCTAGATAAACTATTGATTGCAAAACCCCTAACCTTATTGCCGAATCTTGAAACAAAACTCCAGCGTTTGGATAATCTACAATAGCAGTGCCACCTCTTAACAACCGATAGTTTATTGCACTATTTGTTTGCGCTTCTTTAAATAAATCTTGACTTGTCATTATTAAGATTTTTGAACTTGTCGCTGAAGGCGTAATAGTTGCGGTTAAACCAGTATCACTAAAAGTTGTGTTACTAGTTACTGAAACACCCGTTGAAGTTGTACCAAATACAACCTGCAAAACTTTACCACCACCAGCAGGCGCAGACCAAGCAGGTACTCCACCGCTTACAGTCAATACATTTCCAGTGCTACCAATTCCAAGTCTTGCAGGATTATTAGCGCTGGAGGCGTAGAAGATATCACCAGTAGATGACAAAGTAGATTTCAGGACGAAGTTGGCATCTGCGGTAGTACCATCAGTATCTAGCCATACCTGACCTTCGGTAGGAGAAGCTGGAGGTGTATCTGTTGCTATGCCTCCGGTCTTGCTATCGATCTGAGTCTGGATATTAGAAGTAACCCCGTCTAAGTAACCAAGTTCTGTAGCACTCACCGTAGACGGGGCGGGTGCGGCGCTTGCTAGATCTCTTGCTTTAGTCATTGGCTTCCTTTACTTGGTTAGTGCTGCGATTTCGTCTGCGGTAAGGCCGACTGCTTCAAGTTTGCGGATAGCAGAAGTCTTAGCTGCTTCCTTCTCTGCTAATGCTGCTTCTTCGGCAGCTTTGCGTTCAGCAAATGCTGCGGCATCTGCTTCTTGCTGTGCGATCTCTTCAACAGTAAGTTCCACTTCTGTGGCGACTCCTGTGGAGCAATCAACTACGAGTTTGGTTGGCATTGTTTTCCTTTCCTAGTTATCAGACTGTGTTTTTGATTCCGTATAGGGTGGCGGTTGAGTGTTGGGCAAAAGATAAAGAATACATAGGCATTAACTTTAGTGAAGTTATAGCAGAAGAATTAGCCCACAAACCAGAAACTAAAGACATATAAATATCTGTTGCAGCATTCTTTTCTGTTACGCCGTCTACACTTACTGATTTATTATTTGATAATGTGTAATTAGGTATATAGTATTCTGAGTTTGAAAATATAGTAGTATTACCAGATTGGTTTGTGTTTTCATAAGTACCACTAATGTAGGCTGCGCCTGATGAAGAAAAAGAACCAAGAGTAGGAGCACTAGAATATATTCCTCGCATTGAATATCCAGAACTAGAACCATTGAATGTCAATAAAGTATCTGTTACTGGAGAATCTGTTCTGTTATCTCTCAATGATACTTTTAGTAATAAGTCAGTATAGGTCTGCGAAATGGAAGTAAATTCAATACTGCTCGCCCCACCCGCAGCCACAGTCACGGTCGCTATTGCTCGATAAGTAATTGCCATAGTATCTCCTTATGCAGCGGCAATGCCGTAGAGTGAGAAGGTTGAGCCTGAAGTAAATGAGTTGACATTAGGCATAATTTTTATTGTATTGATAGCACTAGTAGAACGCCATAAATTGATAATAGTTTCTACACCAGAATAATTAGCACTCCCTGGCTGAACTCTACTATTTGCCAATACAGTTTTGAATGTTGTTGTATTTGCATAATTCATAAAATGAACCTGCGACATTGCTGCCTCAGTTGTGGTTATTGCAGTATACCAATTTGAACGCATAAGAGTAGTATTATCCAAACGGTTAGTAAATGGAGTTGCTGAAGTACTACGTGCTCCAAAAATTGTAAAAGAATAATTGGAGCCAGTATCAACAGAACCATTACCAACCTGAATATCTATTGCAGAATCTCCTGATGATAATTTCACATTTGAAAAAACCAAAACCAAATCCGTATAACTTCCAGTGATACTAGAAAACGTCACGCTGCTCTGTGCGCTACCTAGCGTTGTTGTTGCAATACAGTTATATGTTGCTCCTGCTGGCATTACGCACCTGCCTTTGTAAAGTTAGTTATCATAGTTATGACGCTCTTTTCACGCCATAAAGTGCTGCGTGTGTGTACTGAGTAAAATTAGCAATATCCCATTGCTGGATTCCAATAGATGTAATCGCAGAAGCATTTTTCCATAAAATTGATTGAAGTCTTACGGCACCCGAGTTACCGTTATCATCGTAACCACTAAGTATTCTGCAAACTTTATTTTTATTTGTATTGGTATAATCCAATATATCTAAAATTAGTACACCGTAGTTATTTGCAATAGCAAGGGCGCCAGTCCAATCTCCAAAAGCGCCGTCTGTGGCGTTACCATTAGCAATAACACCCGTACCATAACCAGTCATATAGTGTTGAGCATAGTTTGAATTAGTACTGTCTGAGTTTATTACCAATTTACCAAAAGTTCCACCACTCGCCCAGTTTGAGCGCATAAACAATCTAAATTGTAGATGTGTATAAGTTTGTGGAATGCTATTGAATTGCAAAGTACTTACTGAAGGACTCGCGCCAACAGTTGCAGTAGCAATAGAGTCATAACTACCAGTGATGCTGTAGCGGCTATAGTTTTGAGAAGCCCAGATACCAAGGATTGGACTCACGCTATATCACCTACTGCATACCAAGAGTCGGTATCGCGCTTGATGAGTGT